AGAGATAGAGAAAGAGATAGATATAAATAATAATATATGTTCACCGGAACCCGATGAACGAGAGTCTGACTTTGAAAAAATCTATGCGATCTATCCGAAAAAGAGAGGACGAACCAAAGCATTTGCAAACTATTGCTCCTGGCTGAAAGGAAGATCCGTAAACGGAAAACGCAGAAAGTTGACAAACCGGGAAATGTATCTTGCGGTACATGCTTATGTGGAGCAGCAGAAGGAACATGAGACGGAGTTGGAGTATTACAAAAACTTTGATACGTTGATGGGAAGTCAGCTTTTAGACTATGTGGAGGTAGAGCAGAATGAGTGATCTGGCAGAGAAGACAGTGATCGGATGCCTGTTGATGGACAACAAGGAACTGCACCAGATCTATGATCTCCTAAAGCCGGATATGTTTCAAGATCCGGTTCTGAAGGAAATCTACCGGGAGATTGTGAAGCTCTATGATATCGGTCAACCGGCGAATCTGGTCACAATAACGCAGGGAGTTGAGAGTGAGACATACACAAGAGAATACATAGCACAGGTTTTGAGAGATTGTTCACTGCTGCCGTACACGTCCACAGAGTTGAAGAGCTATGCGGAAAGCGTTGTAAGAGATTATAAGGCTGAGACGTTTCGGAACATTCTGACACGAACACAGGTAACGGCAGCAGGTGTGGAATATCAGATTGCAGATACAATTCAGGAACTTGAAGCACTTAAGAGAAGCGAAAAGAATCAATCCAAGAAGCTCACGGCTATAGTCGCAGAATATCAGGATCAATACTTTCAGGAGCGAAAAGAAGAGAAGCTCTATACCGGGTTTTCAAAACTGGACGAGATTACTGGCGGTCTGGAAGGCGGTGATGTGATCGTGATTGGAGCAAGACCGGGAGTTGGAAAGTCGGCATTTACTTCACAGATCATCCTAGAAATGGCAAAAGCCGGAAAGCGGATTGGATTCTACAATCTGGAAATGTCAGAGAAACAAGTGTATGAGAGATTACTCAGCAATCAGAGCGGAATCCGGCTGAATCGTATCCGAAGGGCAATCCAGTTTCTAGGAGACGAAAAGGAACGCTTTGAAAGCGCAAACCAGACGTTGGGGAAAATGGACATTCTAATCAGCAGCGGAACGAAGTCAGTTTCCGAAATTAGAAATGAGTGCAGACATCAGGAATTAGATTGTATCATCATTGACTATTTGCAGTTGGTAAGAGCTGACACCAGATATCAGAGCAGAGCCAGTGAAGTGGGAGCAATCTCAAAAGCAATCAAAGCACTTGCAATGGAGCTGAATGTTCCGATCATTGCACTGTCCCAGTTAAACCGAACCAGTGAAATGAGAGAAACCAAAGAGCCGACAATGGGAGAGCTTAGAGAAGCCGGAGACATTGAACAGGATGCAAGCATTATCATTTTGTTGTGGAATCTGGACAATGAGGACAAGACCAGAAAAGGTCTGAAAGTGGATAAGAACCGGCAGGGAGAACTGGGGAAGATTGTATACCGCTTTGATGGGAATGAAATGAGATTTCAGGAAACAGAAGAGGAACTCAAAAGCAAAGATGGATTCAAGACGGTACGGACACCGACACCGTTCGATTAAAAATGGGCAGCGTAAAATTATTAAAAGGCAGTGAAGAATTTGAAATGTTTCAGGACTATTGGAAAATGATGCAATCAGTCTGGAGCGTAGAGAACACCAAGGAATACTGGGAGAAAGTAGTAGAAGAGATTGACAGATTTTACAGGAAGTACCAGACAGAGTTTTCAAAAGAATTAGCGCTGGCACTTGCAAACGAATTGGAAAGGAGAGCAAAACATGAAGCAGAGATGTAGAGTAATGATCCTGGCACAAGCACCGGAAACAAAGCAGAGCAGATTACTGTTCAAGAAAGAATGGGCGTCTATTTTGATGGATGCAGAGAAAAGGATTGGAGAGAATGAAGAAACATTCCATGAGGTGGAAGGGGAACTGATAGAGTTTCAGGAAACATCCGGAATTGTGATTTTAAAAGGTGGCATCCTTGCGTCAGTACCAATGTATCGAATTCAAATGTTAGAAGCGTAGGAGGAAAAAAGAGTATGAGCAAATTATTTTTTGAAATGACAGAAACAGAAGCACAGTTGCAGAATATTTTAAACAGTTTGGAGTATGCACAGTACCAGATGTCAACCGGGATCAATGGATACGGCAACGGCACTATGACAAGAGAAGAGCATCAAGAAACAGAACGGAGCGTGCTGAGTTCGTTAGGGGTAGCTATGAGCGGTGTACAGAAGTTGATTGGAGAGTATGCGTCATTGGAAGAAGCTGAACTGCTGCCAGAAATGGCAACGGAAGAAATCATGCAGATCAATGCAGAAAGCGTGGATCAGTACGAAGCAATCCAGAAAGCCTTCCGGCTTGGAATGGAGAAAGCAAAATCAGAGAAGATTGTAGAACATCCGGTGTATGGAGCAGAGGACATGGAAGAGTTGAAACAGTGTATTTTGATTGATCTGGAAGATTGCATGACCAAAGATCGGGAGACCGGAGAAAAGGGAGAAGCTCTCTGTATGACGTTCCAGAACGAAGAAGGGAAGTATATCAATGTTTCGTATCTGGATGGACAGTTGAGCATCAGTAACCCGTACAGGAAATAAAAAAGAGCCTGCCGTCATCAGCAAGCCCGTTTCCGATATTCGATAATTTAATTATAAAGGGAGTGGGCTTGTGATGTCAATGAACATTGAAAATCAAATATGTGAACCACGGACGAACCACGGCGAAGCAGTTGTTGAACAACGAGGGAACAACGAGCAGATCGTTGGTCAGATCCAGACAGGAGAGAATGAACAGGAGAACATGATACTGTTGTGGCAGCAGAACCGGAACTTTATCACCATGATTGCAAGAAAGTACAGTTCCTGTGCAGAAATGGAAGATCTGGAGCAAGAGGGGTATATTGGACTGTATGAAGCAGTCAAGCATTATGATGCATCATCAGAAGTACCATTTATCAATTATGCTGCATTCTGGATCAGGCAGGTTATGCGCCGGTATATTGACAACTGTGGTAGAGTAGTTCGGATTCCAACGCACGCAGTCGATAAGATGCAGCGTTATAAGAAGATCAAAAGTGAGTATCAGAAGTATTATGGAAAAATACCTACAGACAGGGAAATGAGCGCCTTTATGAGGATGGATGAAGAAAGTCTTAAGAGCGTAAAGAAAGCGGTAGCAATGGGGCAAATACGGAGTCTGGAAGAGCCTATCAACAGTGATGGGGAGGATATCTATATCGGTGATACCATTGCATCAAAAGAGAACGTAGAAGCTGATGTGATTGATCGTATTGATTCAGACATTATGAGCCGGGAACTATGGGCAGCAGTTGACAGACTCCCAGATCTGCAAGGGAAAGTATTGCGCTGCCGGTTCCTGGAAAAGAAAACCTATCAGCAGACAGGGGAAACACTGGGGATCAGTGTGAGCGCAGTCAGACAACAACAGGATAAGGCAATGCGTTTGTTGAGAAACCCAGGAAGGAATAAAGGGTTCATAGGATACCGGGAAGAGTTCTTGCCTGCTGCATCCATTCATCATGTAGGAGTCAGAAGTTTTCAGTACACTTGGACAAGCGAAGTAGAACGAGAAGCATTGAGCTTGTAATGGGTTATATAGTTATTCTATAGCAAATGGATAATTTCCTCAATAAAGCGAATAAAATGGAAAATAGAGGGCAAATAGAACGCCACAGGGCTATTACAGTGAATAGTATCCCCCCTCCCTTCGAGGTGGCAGCAGGAGCATAGGAGAATCGGGAGAGAGGACTCTTTCCAATAGAGCGAATCTGTGAAAATAAATTTTCCTTAGACTTGTAGTAGGATTTGAAATGGGCGTAGGTACGAGAAAAGCCCGTAGAATAACTACTTTTTAAACATGGATGAAAAACAGGAATCAGCGGAAATAATCGGAAAACAGGGGTGAAAATGCTAACTTTTGCTAACCTTTTTCGTGAGTGTCAAAGAGAATTGCAGCGTACTTGTGGGTACATAGCATAACAAGTGTACCTGTGAGTACGGCTGTATTGGAGCCAAAATTGGATTGGTTGACCAAGCAAGATTCGTAGTGCCGGATGTCGGTTAAATCGACTCCCGGGATAGTGCAAGATTGCGCGTTCTACAACGCAAGAGAAGTGTTGACATTTGTTAGCCTTTAAAACTGAGCATTTCTGAGCAATTTCCTCACTTTTGAGGAGATCCAGACACTGACGTAAATTTTAACGGGAGCAGAATTGCTCTGGTTACGCACAGAAGTGTGAGAATAGGGGTATCCACCATTTTAGGGAGACCTGCTGCCATTTCCCCCACAAGTTGGGGAAAGTTGACGGCTCAAGATTGAGCTTTCCACACAACCGTGGAAAATGACTGCCGAAAATTCGGCGGTACTACCTGCCTTATATCGGGGCGGAAGTTACTGTTAGTCACATCTAAACTAAAGAAATGGGGGGCTTACCGGACGGGAACTGAGTACCTCAGAAAACCTCAGAAAATCTACAGAGCGCAGTTTTGCGTTGAGTAAATCCAAGATGTGCCGGAAAGTACGGGTTCAGGTAAGCTCAATTTTGAGCTGACCAGGTGCTTTGTCGGGTTAGATGGGGTAACGATTCGCAATCCCATTTTAGGACTGCATGAATTTAGATGTGTCGTATCCACTCCATTTGTTTAAATTCATTTAGTGAGGAAATGTTAGGGTAAAGGGGGAAAATTGATTTTTAGCGGAATTATATGCAGAGAACATTGAAAATTGAATAGTATTGATTGGAATGGTATAATTTTATTATTCTTAAGAAAATGGAGATACTGAAATGGACGATTTAATAAATAATTTTAATGTATATCGTAGGATTGCAATAAATTGTATGGAGTCATATCTT